AAGGACAACGATATGTTGAACGAAATAAAAAATAAGATCGTTCTTTCTGTCCAACGACAGAGAATGTACGATCCGGTATTGAAGGATACAGTCGATAAGGTCTTAGTGACTTTTAGCGACGGGAATGTGAATGGGTATCTAGCGGACGAGTGGGATAACTTGATGACTCAGGTTGACTCCATGTTAGAAAAGGCTTTTTTGTTGGAGCCTAAAGCTGCTCAACCACAACTAGACTAACGCTGGCCTAGTTTAACGCCCTGCTCTTCAGATTTTTTGCAAGCACAGTCTTCGCCACAGGAACAAATCCCCTGAATTTTAGATAATTTGTTGTGTAAAGAGGCAATATAAAGATTTCTGAGCTGACCTTGGTGGAGAGTTTTGTGATCTAATTCATAATTTTTCATTGTTTTATACCTTTTTATTGCGAGGGAAACTCTAGTATATCAAAGTTCGATAGAAAATTTCTACAGGAAAATTAAAATAAATTACTTGACTATAGGATTATTTTTTTGTCAACGATCCACTGCCCAGGGATCACGGTCACCCGACCAACGTCTTTATCAATTTGATCAGACCCGATATCGGCCGCCAAAATTGTGTACTCTTTCGTTTCTTTAAGAACGTAGCCAACAGAACGGACTTCGGGCGGTTTGAAGATCTAACCAACCCGATTCCATTTCATAGGCATCTAGCCATTTAATTTCATAGAGTTCATACCTGGGATTAATTTCAGACTGTCCGCTATCTCGTTGCTTCGATCGTTCTTTACTGCTGCGAACCATGCTTCTCGACCTTGAAGTATATTGTATCTATCAATTCCAAACTTAGCGAATCCTTTGGATGCTCCTTGTTTAACTGACTCCCAGTCTACATCATCCCCAACCATGATTCCACCGTCTTTTATCTTCGGCCACCAGTTCTCGACGTCATCTTGAACTGCCTCTAGGGTATGAGCTCCGTCCACGATAACCCCAAAAACACTGTTATCGTCAAAAGAATTAAGAATATTTTGGTTATCTGATCTGTTGACATTAACTATTACCCTTTCTTGATCAATATAATCCCCTAAATTCCTCATAAAATCGTCGTACATGGAGTTTAAGTTCACCGTGGAGTGTTCCATACCCGAACCTTCAAAAGTATCGATCACATGGACCTTAACTTTGTGTTTTCCGGCATAGTCTAAAGAGTCCATGAGGAACCTTGTTGATCTTCCGGCAAAGCATCCTATTTCGACGATATCATCACCGTCTTCACAGTATTTAACTAAGTTCATATACGCATCATGCATATTAAACCAACCTGGTATGTCTAAGTATTTATACATTTTATTTTCCTTTCACTTTTAAAATTATATGTTCTTGGTGGCCTCAAACCTTTCGATAGCTGATACTCATGGACCTTACTGATGCCTTTTCGGATTTGGTCCATAGCATGATCGTAAGCTCTTCGTTTCTCGTCGGTATCTCGAAGCCCGTCTTTTTTGTGTTGGTGTAAAAACATTTGCAAATAGAACAATGTCTTTTGATTCAGTTCGATTGGAAAGAGTCTTCCCTGTCTACCGTATCTCATATTCTCACTCCAAAGTTTTTAAAAAACTTATCTTTAAAAGTTTTTCTACTATCTTTGTAGGCAGATAGTTGTCCTTTATCAAAAGATATCTCTATTACTTCATCAAAAATAGAAGCCAAATTGTTTAAATTTTTATTGGAATTTGGTCTTCTCTTCATCAGATCAAGCTTAAGACATTTGTTTAAAAAAAGCTCTATTGTCTTCGTTTTAAATTTGTAAAATTCTTTCTCCGTCATTTTTTCTTTAGCCTTTCTTCTAACTCATTGATTTTACTGATTAAATCCACCCCGTAATTTTTCTTCTCAGGTGGGTGTGTATCTCGTAAGGGTATATACCAGGGTACTCGTATCCAGGCGTGTTGGTTGAGTAACTTTTTTGCTAGGTGATCGTATGTATAGTTCATTATTTCTTTCCTTTCTCGTATTGAACAATGTTTCCCAGTAATTCGATTAACGTCTTTCGGGTAATCTTTTTACTTTCGTATTGATAGACTAAGTCTTGTAAGTCTTCGAGTAGTGTTGTCATTTCTTTGTCCTTTCTTAGGGATTAAACAGTTCGTCGTACGTGACTTGTTGAGAGTCTTCCACGCTACCAAAGAATACGTCGATATAATGATGCTTATTATCTTTGATGTACTCTTGTATTTTAGGTAGGATTTCTTTTTTATCCCCGATAAAACTGTGGGATTTGAATTCTCCTTGCCTCGTCTTAACTTTGACTGTTATATCCATTTCTATATGGGAGAATATATTGTTTTTGTTTGGTGGTCAATAGCCAATTAACAAATATAGAAGGAGGGATTGCGAGCCGGAAAGGATAAGGGCTCACGGACCATTGACCACGGATAGTAATTTACTATAGAAGAACCATTCACACAAAATAAAAAAAAAAATAAAAAAACTTTCAAAATCCGTTCTTCCGTTCTTCCAAAGTAAGTTTAGTTAGTAGAATCAGTAGGTTAGTCCAAAAAAAAGGTTCTTCCAACCGTTCTTCCGAAGAACAAAGTGTTCTTCCAAACCCTATAGGGGAGCAACCTTTTCAATATTTGTTAAGTTTTTGAATTGATTTTAATAGAAATGTTCTTTATAGAAAATAACTATGAAGTTTAGAAGTCCAGGTGATGACATTGTCCTGACAAAGGAACTTGCGGAAATGAGGGACGAGCTAACTCCCAAACAAATAGAGTTTGCTCATCATCTTGTTGCTCAAGAAAATAGGAAGACTGCTACGGAATGTGCAATTATGGCGGGATACTCACCTAAAACTGCTAGACAAATAGCTTCTCAATTACAAAGCCACAAAGAATACCCTAAAGTACATGCTTATATTCGTTCTTTACAAGAAGACCTTTGGAATAAATATAAAATCTCTCCGGCTACCCATATGAGAAGACTACATGAGATTGGTCTTCGTGCTGAAAATCCTAGTAGTAAAGACATTAATGAATTTGATATGAAACCCGATTTGAAAACTGCATTAGCTGCGGAAATTAGTAGAGGTAAAGCTGCGGGATATTATGAGAAAAAAGAAAAGGTTAGAGATAAAAGTATTGACGGTCTATCTTTAGAAGAAGTGACAGAAATGCTTTCAAAAATGAAAAAAGAAGTTATTATAGAATATACCCCTACTGATTTGGAGAATAATGGATCCGAGGCAGTACAAAGCGACGATCAGTCAAAACAAAGCGATCAACAAGTTCCTTGAAGAAGGATATTATGTGTTCACTAATGTATGTGAGCAAGGCCCGATCGATATCATTGTTGTTAATCCAAAAAACGGAAGAGCTCACTATCTTGATATTAAAACATCTAAAGGAACAAGAAAAGTAAATGGCAAGTCGGCAGGTGGAGGGGGTACAAAACTCAACCCGTACCAAAAAGAGCTTGGTGTTAGACTCTGCATTGTTGAGGGAGAGGAAATTCGTGTTGTTGAAAAAAGAGAAACAATCATCAAAAGACAGAAAACAAAAAGGACATCCGCCTTCGTTAAAGCGAGGAAGGGAGTCCACCTTTTGGAAGAATGTTAAGTCAATAACTCCGAATATATTTTGGACGAGAATTGAAACTTACGGAACACCTGGAATACCAGATTTACTAGGAGTTTTTATATCTAAAAAATATAACAAGAATATTTCTTTTTGGTGCGAACTTAAATTAACAAAGGTTAACAAACTCGATCTATCACCTTTTCAAATTTCGTGGAATTTAAAGCGTTATTCTCTATGCCAGGATAATTTTATTATGGCAAAGGGGGTCGAAGAGAGGGCGATTTATTTTTGGCCGGGGGCCGTGGCTCGTGAGCTTTCAGTCAATTTCAGGGAGGTTGAACCCTTGTTCACGGTCCACCAACCATGGACGCTTGAGCTTGAGCCTGCGCTTGAGCGTGTGCTTGTTCCTGTTCCTGAATAATTATTCAATTTTTTATACGCATGAAAAAAGCCCCGGATTTCTCCGAGGCTCTTGAATTT